AACGTAGATAGTAATTATAATTTAAAGGTAGCATTACCTTCTGTAAAAGCTCAGGCAGGATATGTTGGTATTGCAGGCTTTGCAGATGACGCAGGTAATGTACGCATTCCTATTGGAGCTAGTTCACAAGGGTTATTAGGTACAGGATCAGTTCAAGTAGACTTCGAACAAGGGTTTAGTGCTTCTGCTATTTCACCTTCTGTTTGGTCTCAATCTCTAGGCGTAATGACAGTTGGTGTAGTTAATAATACTATTACGTTAAACTCAAGTAACTCTCTTGCGTCAGCAGCTTCAGCTCGTTTAGTATCTTATCGACAAGCTAAGACTCTACGAGGTTCAGATAGAATAATCGCTTGGCGTATGATGTTACCTAACCTCGTAACAGGCGCAGTAATAGAGATTGGTGCATTTGCTGCTACAGGTATAACATCTCCAACATCAGGGTCTTTCTTTAGATATGGTTCAGATGGTACTTTACGTGGTGTGACTGTTTCAGTGACAGGTACAGAGTCAACTACAGGAGTTATTCCTACCCCAAGTTTAAACGTAGCACATGACTATGTAATTTGGATAATGAGTAAGTCAATCGTATTTCAGATTGATGATGTTGTTGTTGGAAGTATTCCATTAGGTAATACAGCACCTAGTTCTATTACTTCAGAATCATCTCCGTTTTGTGCAAGATTATATAATGCTTCTGCTACATCTACAGCACAACAAGTTTACTTACATCGTTGTGTAGGTGCTTTATACGGAGGTACTTATGGTTACGATCGAACTTTCTTGGCAGCTTTAGGTGGAGATATTGGGTCTCAAGGTGTCGTAGGCGCAGGAACAGGTTATCTTGCTAACTGGGCTAACTCTGCTGCCCCTTCTTCGACTGCGTTGTCTAATACAGCTACAGGGTACAATAGCCTAGGTGGACAGTTCCAATTTACAGCAGTATCGGGTTCGGAAACAGATTATGCTTTATTCGCATACCAAGTTCCTGCTCAAACCGCAACGAATCAGGGCAGAACTTTAGTTGTACACGGTATTAACATTAGCACATTCAACATGGGCGCAGCAGTAGCTACAACTCCTACGTTATTACAATGGGGTATTGCTCATGATGGTACAGCAGTATCTTTAACGACAGTAGATGGAGTATCGACCAAAGCTCCAAGACGTGTCCCTTTAGGTTGTCAATCACTTCCTGTTGGTTTAGCGGTTGGTGGCAATGTACCTGATTTGCGTGTTGACTTTAGACAACCTTTATCAGTCAATGCAGGAAACTACTTGCATGTAATTTTAAAGATACCTGTTGGAACACCTACACCTTCTCAAATTGTGCGTGGTGTTGTTGCAATTAACGCTACTTGGGAATAAACTAGATCATCATCTATCAGAATATTTAAATGTACAAGGAAGTTACTTAGTAAGATTTCAATAACAAATGAATTAAAAGGATAAAACATGCCAGCACAAACATTTGTCTTAACACAAACCCCAACAAAGATTTTAGATGGTACAAAAGCAGGGTATGTTCAAGAGATTATCAATACAGGTACACGTTTTACCGTATCATCCTCTAATACTGCCCCTAACACCTCTACCGTTCCATATTGTAAGATTTTAAAGAATGATCTCGCTGTTTCAGCAGGATTTCCAATATGGGCGTGGACACCAACCTCAACAGACATTACGGTGACAGTGCTTACCTCAGAAGTCTAATCTCTTTGTGAGGTAAAAATGATAGACGCTCAAAATAAAACAACTACTTTATACTCATATCAAAATGGTATAGGGGCAACCACAGAAGCTACACTTACTCGATTACTAAGACACATTCTTTACGGGGATTTTTACGAGGATGGAAAAGGGGGTCTTGTCCCACCATTGACTTACTACATGTCAAGTATTCGACGATTCGATCCTGTATACTGGCGTGTAGACGGGCCACAGACTGCATCATTCTCTATCAGCAGTTATGGAAATGGTTTTGAGGTTGCATTTGAAAGCCGACTGAAATCAGACTTCGTTGGTATTGTGTGGGACTCTAAAGATACTAAAGATCACCAATATCTACGGTATGATACGAACTATGATTACTCTGGACTAGTATGGGAATTTGATATTGCACTTTCTCCATCTATGCCATTATTGAATGATCCACAAGCTTCACCAACATTGACTGTCCAATATGTAGATGAGCAAGGTCGTAAGGGTATTGCTTATATAGCGTTATTCAACTACACAACAACTCCAGCAAGTCGTGATGCTCGTATCGTTATTGACTTCGATACGGTGAAAGGTGGGTTCGATAATACTACTAACTTCAACGTCCGATACATCGAGAAAATGTTTTTGGGTGGTTACGTCAGTGAATATGAGAGTTCCGCAGTTCCATTGACACAGACAATAAGCGGTTATGTACGTGTGACCAACATGGTATTAACTGGAGCATTATCTGCAACGAATCTTCCATTAAATCGTGTGAACATCCAAAACCACAATATTGGGATGTGTACAAGTTATGACGATCACTATGACTTGAATCCAAAACGTATCGTGAACAATTTGAAAGCACTTGGATATAGTGGCTTCATTAATCACTATTGCGGCATGAGTCATTACCCAGTAATGGATTGGGACTTCACTAACAACCGTTTCTATATTCCAGATACTTTGATCGATGGTCGTGATGTCGTAAATGTTCCAACTAAGAAGTGGCATCAAGGCTACGCCAACGCATTACAATCTGAAGGTTTTGAGCCTGTTTTCTCTGTTAGTTGGGAGCTATATTCACAGAGCGCACGTGAAGACTGGTGTCAACGTGATTGGGATTCTAACTTAGGTCGCACAGGCTACACACCACCAAGTTACTTTGCAAGTTTGTGTAACCCAAATGCTATTGCTTACTTGCATAAAGCTTACAAGGAGTTTGCTGATATTCTTGTAGCTGCAAACTGTCAAGTCAATATGCAGATTGGTGAACCGTGGTGGTGGTTTAATGTAGACACCCTTAAACCGTGTGTTTACGATTACCCAACTAAGGTTGCGTTCAATACTGACACAGGTTTATTCGCTCCTGATCTCGGTACGATCTATGAAGCAGTTAATATGACTGATTCAACGTCACAGGCGTTTAAGACTTGGTTACGTAACAAGCTTGGGCAAACGTGTCAAGATATTCGTACAATGATCAAAGCTGAATATGGGTCAAGTGCTAAGGTATGTCCGTTGATCTTCTTCCCAACTATTCGTACACAACAAGAAAGCTTGGCAACTTATATCAACTACCCACAAGATCATTATGCTTATCCTAACTTCGATTATATTATGACCGAAGCTTATGACTGGATCATTGAACAACCTCCACGTTTAGACTTGAGTCATCAAGCCGTGAACGAGATTCCAATTGGTGAGCTAGGTTATCCCCCTGACAGGGTAGCATACCTGTCAGGATTTGTTCCAGATGCAGCGATTGCTTATATCTATAAGTTTGACTACACCAAATCATACCGTTTGCCGATATGGAGACGTATCTTTGGTGACATTAAGAACAATGAAAACGTTGGGGTGATGAAGCAGTTAGTATGGGCGTATCCACAAGTCATGTATGACTCGCTAACTATTGACGGTAGATACGATGGATTCTTCTCTAACTCGGAATACAATGCTCCAATTCAGAGTAACACGCCATACCCAGAAGGTATACGTGGCGACAACTTAAGTCCGTATCAACCTGACCCAATTCTTAAACCTGTTGACATTACAGCAATACTACACCCTAACTATGATATTACTATCAATTTTAATGTAGAGAATGAAGTAGTAGGAACGACCTATGAAGTTCAGATACTTAACCAAACAGGGGTATACTCGTTATGGACGAAGTTTACGAATACACATTCAGCAACTATCACTAGCCAAGAACTCGCTGATCGTGGTCTTGGGACAGTACTGAAAGTATTAGTATTTCCAAGTGTCGGTGAAGTTAGTACAATTGTTGATATTGTAGCAGTAACTGCATAATTAGGAGGACAAAATGCCATTTCTTAAAGGACAAAGTGGTAATCCGAAAGGACGAGGTACAGGGAAGGACTTGGTTAATCCCAAGTCTCTTACTGGAACAGAATATCGTGAAAAAGAGTTTAAGCAAATCCTTAGACGATTAAAACCACTAAATAATAAAGCTCTTAAAGTGTTTACAGATATGCTTGAAGATGAAAAAACAACTGAAGCTACTAAAGTTAAAGTTGCAGTATTCATTATGAAAACATATCAAGACATGATGGATGATTTATATAAACCTATAAACGCTAGTGCTAAATCTGATGACGAAGATCAAGAAGATAAACCATTAGCTCCAATTATTTCATTTAAAGTAGCAGAGGGGTAACACCTTCTACAACATAAGTAGGGAAGCAATGCAAGAAAGAGACGTAATTGCTCCTGCTAGTAAACCACAAGAGTTGTTCATTAACTCTGAGGCAGATATTACTATCGCCAGTGGTAGTGCTGGTAGTAGTAAATCATATTCCATTCTATTAAGATTTTTAAGATATATCAGTTGCCCTTATTCAAGAGGTGTAATCTTCCGTAGGACATCTACACAATTATTACAACAAGGTGGTCTTTGGGATGACGCTATTGCTTTATACAGCAGGGTTGACCCTAACTTAAAAATTAAAATTAAAGATCGTAAATTAATCTTCTCAACAGGAGCTTCATTACAATTTTCTCACTATGAGAACGAAGCAGCAAAAGAGAAGTTTAAAGGGTTACAAGCAGATTACATTGCATTCGATGAAGCAACAGAATTTACAGAAGAGATGATTACTTATCTCCGTTCTCGTAACCGTAACGCTGATGCTGAAAGGTATCATAAAGCTTCGTTATGTATGGCAACAAACCCTCACTGTGATTCATTCCTAAAAGATTGGGTATGGTGGTGGTTAGACCCTGAGACAGGTATTCCTGATCCTGATAAGCGTGGCGTAACACGATACTTTGTTAAACAACGTGACGGTAGTTTAGATTGGTATGCTACACGAAAAGAAGCTGAAGCTGTTTATGGTTCAGAAGAAGATAGTGGTATTACTTCAATGTGTGTTATTGGCAGTACAGTCTACGATAACCCATACATATCTAAAGCGTACATTGGTAAGTTAAAAGAACAATCCCGTGTTGAACAAGATAGATTACTATATGGTAGTTGGACAGCTCGTGAAGAAGGTACAGGTTACTTTAAACGTGATTGGGTTAAGATGATTAAACACCCTCCTATTCACGTAGTACAGAGAGTAAGAGCTTGGGATTTAGCAGCATCAGAACCAAGTGAAAAATACAGAGACCCCGATTATACAGCAGGGGTTCTTATGTCAAAAGATAAGAATAAAGTTTATACAGTAGAGCATGTAGTTCGTTGCCGTAAGAAGTTCTTAGGTGTCGAGGAGTTAATTCTTAAAACAGCTCTTGCTGATGGTAGGGACGTAATTGTTACACTACCACTAGATGCAGGTGCAGGTGGACAAAGCTATGCTAAAACACTACAAGCTAAATTAGCTGAGTTTGGTTTTACCGTAAGGTTGGTTAAACCTAAAGCTAATAAGGTGCTACGTTTTGGTGCTTTTGCTGCTATGGCGGAAGCAGGTTATGTTCAGTACGTCAGTGACGAAGGATACTCTGTAGAAGAACAATGGAATAATAGCTACTTAAACGAGCTAGAACAATTCGATGGTGGTAGGAAAGGACATGACGATCAGGTGGACGCAACATCGGACGCATACAATCACATCAGTAGACAAATGGTACTGCCCTCTTTCAACCTGACTTCATTTACACAAGCTAACCCATTCAATAGAGATTTTTAATGCAAGGAATAAAACATGAGTGAAACAGTAGGTGCTAGTACACCTGTAGATGTGACCAAAGCATCAAAAGAATCTCTAAGCTTTACAATTCAGCAATTAGGTTATACAGGTTTAAGAGTCAGTGCGGGACAGATCAACGAAGAATTAAAACGAGAGTTGCAGTTCCCTCAAAGTATCTTAACGTATAAACAAATGGGTTATGATTCTACAGTAGCTTCAGCTTTGAATTACTATGAGCACATGATGCTTAAAGCTAACTTTGAAGTTAAACCACACCCTCAAGCAAGTGAAGAAGAACAAGCTTATGCTAACTTCATTCGTGAATGCTTATTTGAAGATATGGATGGTCAATCTTGGCAAGACTTCATTCAAGAAGTTGCTAGTATGAATAAGTACGGTTTCTGTGTGAATGAGATTGTACTTCGGAAACGATTGCACTCCAAAGGAAGCTTGTTCAACGATGGTAAGATTGGTATTAGAAAATTACCTATTCGTTCTCAAGATAGTATTTCTAAGTGGAATTACGATGAAGAACAAAATCTCATTGGATTAACTCAAACAGTAGCTAAGACAGGTAAACGTGGGCAAGTATTGCTTTCATCTAAAGGTGAAGAAATTACAATCCCACGTAAGAAGTTTTTGCTATTCCGTTTAGGTAAGAATAAAGATTCTCCTGTTGGTGACTCCCCTCTTAAAGCTTGTTACTACTCATGGAAGTATAAAACTGCTGTAGAAGAACTCGAAAACTGTGGGTTACAAAGGGATTTAAGTGGAGTCCCTATTGCTTGGATTCCCCCGCAAGTTATGGCAGAAGATGCTGATGAAATCACTAAAGCACAATACAATGAGTGGAAGAACATTGTTCGTAATATCCAACAGAATCAACAATCAGGCATGGTATTACCTCTAGCTTACGATGAAACAACAAAACAACCTTTGTTTAAGTTTGAGTTATTGAAGAATGAAGGTGGTAAAGCTTATGATACAACAAACATTAAGCAATACTACAGTAACGCTATCCTTACAGCTTTAAGTGCTGATCTTTTAATTATGGGGCAAGGTAGTACAGGTAGTTACGCATTAGGTAATATTAAGAACAGCCTATCTGCTATTGCTATTGAATCAAAACTGAAAGAGATTTGCAACGTAGTAAATCATCACCTCATCCCTCTAATTGCTCGTATGAACGGTTGGGAGATGACACGATTACCTTTCATTGCCGTTGATGACCTTGAATCTGTTTCATTAGAGGAAACATCAAAATTCTTACAGCGTGTTGGGAGTATTGGCATCTTACCTAAGACACTTCCTGTTGTTAACCGTGTACTCAATCTACTTGGTTTAGATGCTTTACCTGAAGATGCAGATTTGTCAGAGTTATTGACAGACAATACAAGTAAAGCAGGACAAGAGTTAGATAATCCTTTAGAGGGTAGTCGCAGAACAGCTGGTACAGGTAATGATAACGACAACAACTTAGATAATGCTGGATAACAATACAAGATTGCAAGGTAGCTTATCCTTGCTAAACAATAACAACAAGTAATGAGATTAGCTTATATTTATAAATATATTTAATTAAAGTATTTACAAAGTAAATTCTTGGTTATATAATACAGCTATAAGGCAATGAGAATTGCTACAGAATAAATATAAGCTTACTCACAACTATAATTAAAAGGGTAAGTTAAATGCCAGTTAAGAAACGAACATCAAATGTTCCTATTTTTAAGCAAGCACAAGAAGAATTAAAACAAGCAACATTCCTTGTACTCTCTCCTGATGAAGTTGATCTACATGGTGATATTTACGATGCTACAGAAGTTCGTAAAGCCTGTCATAACTTTAACACCTACTGCCGTAAAGCAAACCTTTTACATCTCTTCGACACAGAGGCTTTCTCTGTTGTTGAGAGTTATATTGCGCCAGTTGATATGCAAATGGGTGAGACAATCATTAAGGCTGGAAGCTGGTTATCAGTTTTGCAATTTATAGACGATGACATATGGTCTGAAGTTAAGAGTGGTAATTATACAGGTGTAAGTATTGGAGCTAAGGCTGATGCAGAGAGTTTAGATGGAGAAGGTAGTGACTAAAGCAAAACGAAAATTGACAGATATTACATTTGAACACGAAGGTGCTCACTTAGCTTTAGTACATAAAGCACAAGGTGGTGCTGCATCAGGTTATAAAACATTAGTTATGAAATCCGTAGACAACCGATCTCCAGAGTTTATTCAGAAAGCGTCACAGATTCGTGTAACACTATCCCTTCCAGACTTCTTAGAAAAATTCTTTCATATTTGGGGAGATGATGCAGAAGTCTTAGCTACAATGTTTGGATATGTTGAAAGTGAAGATGACTCTGATGAGTACGGTCAGGAAAGCTTTTGGTGTTGGTATCGTGATAAAGCATCTAAAGAAGGTAATCTAGATCATTGGGGCGATCCTATTACTCGACCTACAAGTCAAGATCGTAAAGAATGGGTTGAAGATCAACTACAAGGTATTGAGATTCTTAAATCAGCTACATTAGCTAAAGGTAGTACAGATTTCATTAACTCTCTTACAGAAGATCAATATTTAAACCTATTAAAAGATCAACAGTTTATTGAAAAGTCTTTCAAGTTACAAGAAGTAAAGAAAGACTTAGATGGTGAAAGTGGCGGTAAGCCTACAAAGGGTGTAAATCCTAAACAAACTAAGGCTTCTAAAGCCGACACACAGGAAAATGAAATGACACAAGAAACAATTGAAAAAGCTCAGTATGATGCAAAAGAAGTAGAACTTCAAAAAGCTCTAGCTGACATTCAGAAAGCTAAAGAAGAAATCGAGTTATTCAAAGCTAAAGAAAAAGAAGCTGTTGAGAAAGCTCGTGAAGCTGAAGTAGTTGCTGCTGTAGTTGATGTAGATGCTTCTGCTAAACTATTTAAAGCTGTTAAAGACTTAGATGCTGAAGCATTTAAAGATGTAGTAGATGTTGTTAAAGCTCTTACTGCTAAAGTAGATGAATCAGAAATGTTTAAAGAGAAAGGTTCACCAGAGGAAGGCGTTAAAGTTGCTAAATCTGCTGTTCAAGCTGAACTAGATAAATTACTTAAAAAAGCATAATAAGAGGATTATAATAAATGACAATTATTGCACAAGACACCCCACGTTATTCAGATGTAGTAAAATACGAAAGTAAACCAGATTTAGCCCTTACTCGTGAACTTGTTGTAGTTAACGATACTGCTAAGACCCTTACACTTGGTATGTTGCTTGGTAAAGTAACTCTTACTGGTAAATATAAAGAATCTGTACAAACTGCAACTGATGGTTCAGAAGCTCCTGTAGCTGTTGTTGTTGGTAAAGACTTGCACAACCTAAGTGTTGCTGTTCCTGCTACCACAGATACTAAAGTATTAGCTATTGTACGTGGTGAAACTATTGTACGTAAAACTGGTTTAAAACCACATAGCTCTTTCAACGATGCAACTAAACTTGCTGCTGCTTATGCTTCTTTAGCTACTAAAGAAATCTTAGCTAACGACTCTATCTAATAATAATAATAATAAAGGACAAAAATAGAATGATTATTCGAGATTATGGTAACGGTTTTAAAGTTACCGACCTAACAGAAGAACTTGTATCAATTCCTAACGAATACGGTCTAATCAACCAACTCGGTATCTTTGACGTAGAGCCTGTATCTCAACATACAGTAACTTTTGAAGCATCTAATCGTGTTATTGGTCTTATTGGTGATAAAGTCCGTGGTGAACGTAACAACGTATCTAAAGACGGTACTCGTGTTATGCGTTCATACGCAATTCCGCACTTCCCTCTTGATGACTACATTACTCCACAAGACGTTCAAGGGCAACGTGCTTATGGTGAAGAAGGTGTAGAGCGTTTAGCGTCAGTTCAAGCTCGTAAACTAACTACTATTCGTAAATCACATGCGGCTACATTAGAAACTGCTCGTGCTAAGATGATTACTTCAGGTGACATTTATGCACCTAATGGTACTGTTGTTGGTAACGTGTATACTGACTTTGGCGTTACTCGTAAACAAGTAGCAATGGACTTAACTAATGCTGCTACTGATATTCTTGGTAAACAGCGTGAAATCGTAGACCATATCCAAGACAATATCATGAGTGGTGAAACACCATCTGAGATTATTGCTCTTTGCTCTCCATCTTACTTTGATGCTTATATCTCTCAAGCAGGTGTTAAAGAAGCGTACAAGTTCTACACTTCTACACAAGAACCTTTACGTAACGGTAACTGGTCTCAATTCCGTCATGGTGACATCACTTTGATCCGCTATAATGGTAAGTTCAAAGATGCTTCAGGTGTATCACAAGCTCTTATTCCAGATGGTGATGCTTACTACCTACCGCTAGATACTTCGGATACTTTCAAAACTTACTTCTCTCCTGCTAACAAGTTTGACCTTGCTAACACATTAGGTGAAAGTGGCTACCTATTCGTTTACGAAGATGGTAAAGGCTCTAAGATTGAGATTGAATCAGAGATGAACACTCTTAATTTGATGCGTCGTCCTCAAGTGGTCGTTCGTGCTGTTAAAGGTGCTACTGTATAATTAAGTTTTAATACAATGCAACTTCTTAGGAGGTTGCATCACTATTAGAATTACAAGTAATTAGAATTATAAACAAAGGAAATAATAATGGCATTAACATTAGTCCAAGAAGTGAGACTAAACGTGGGTTTAATTGGTAATGCCTATGACCTACTTTCTGATGAAGAAATTGCTTACTACTTAGAAAAGAATAAGAATAATGTTCGTAGAGCAAGTTTAGATTGTGGTAAGACTGTATTATTCATCCTATCTCAACTAACTCACACTAAAGCAGATGTTCTTGAATCATGGGATCATGATTGGTTTAACAACTATTATAAAACATTACAAATGTATCTGAATGATCCTAACTTTAGTTTCGCTATTAATGGTGCAATGCCTTATGCTGGTGGTATCAGCGTAGCAGATATTCGAGCTAACGTAGAAAACTACGATAACTTGGTTGTTGATGTAGATGCAGGTATCCCTACAGATGGTGATGCTAGTTGTACAAATAACACAAACCAACAAGTGTTTAAGAGATTTCCTAATACTTTTTAAACCTTTTAAACTCTAACACTTTAAGGTAGTGAATATGGATTTACAATCTAACCGTTTCAAATCAGGTGCAAAACGCTTGATTGGTAAACATGGTAAGACACGAGTTTACAAGAGTATTGGTAGTGAAACATATAATCGTGAAACTCAAACAGTAGAAACAATAAGTACGTTATATACAATCAAGATGTTTGAGACAGAACCTAAGTACAAGGAAGTTAAATCTCCTAACCTTGTTGGTAAGAAACTAACTGTATTCCTTATCTCCGCAACTGACCTAGCTGTAAGACCTAAAGTTGGTGATTTAGTTACTGATATATTCTTAGGTGTAGATGAATCTGTTGAGGTTGTAGAGGTTAGTAAATATGAAGGTTTTGGTGAAGCTTGTATGTGGCGTGTCCTCTGTGTAAGTGTTTAACGATTTAACGATTAAAGAGGTACAACATGGCGATATACGAAGGTTCACAAGGTATTGCTGCTTTAAAAGCTAAGATTGCTTTAAAGAGTAAAATGCTTGTAGGTGGATCATTAGAAAAGATTACAGTAATGCTTGTAGATGAAAGTCCTTTAGGTGCGCCTTTCTATGCTTCTACACAAGGGGCAATACAGAACGATGTTGGTGATTTTAAAAACTCATGGAACGTTGGTTTAGGTACTCCTGACCCATCTACAAGAGTAGCCGACACAGCAGGGACAGCAGCAGTAGCAGACGC